AATAAAGCATGGCCACGAGCTGTACCTTTTGCTCTATAAACAGATTTAATATTTTTAATTAACTTTCTTTTGTCAATTGTACCATCTAAATTTTCAGGAATAGTATTTAAAAATTCATTTCTAAATTTTGTTAAAAAGTTTGAAATAACTTTATCGGGATCCCTAAACTTTAATAAATCTTGTATTGTGTTTACAGGATTAGGACGATAATCATTTAATACAGCACTTGCGTTTGATGTTGCACCAATTAAAGTTTCGCCATCAATAAATTTATCTTGTGCTGAAATATAAAGCTTGCCATTTTCTAAGTCTTCCTTTAGAATAACGGATGTTGCTTTTGAGGTTTGACCTGTAATAGTTTCACCTCTAGTAAATTTTCCATAAGTTGTATCTTCAGTAATTAATTTATCACCAGCGTCTAGCTGTGTTCTATCTGTATCTAAACGAGAGGCGTCTAAAAGTAATACACTTTCATTTGTAGTTAATTCTGATTCAAGTCTAATACCATCTGTTGTTTCAACACTTGTTACAGAAATCTCTGCCGATTCCATAAAAGTGTAATATGATTTTAAAAATTCGACAAATTTGGGGTGGTCAGAAAGTACAAAATCTGGTACCTGACTGTTTATGAGATTGGATATTTTATCAGTAAATTTTGCCATCTGATATTATCCTCTAATAACTACTTGATGTCGTATAACCTACACCTGCGTCAGCAGAACCTCCAACGAAAGTGTCTGCTTCAACCGTTATTGTTGAATTAGCTGTATCTATATTTAAAATTTGGTCTCTTACTGGCACCACATCATTTGATGTTGGTACAACTGTTAACTCAATTACAGTTGAAGCTGCGCCTCTAATATTTTCAACAACAGATACATTTAAAGAATTAATTGTTACTTGACCTGTTGCATAATCAATAGTGCCTTGTGTATTATTTGCATATACTCTTGTAGAACCTGATAAACTATATCGTCTAACATTACCTGCACCATCATCATCTAAAAAGAAAATAGTAGATGTGTCGCCATCAATTTTAAAACCTGAAGATGTTAAAATACCACCTGCATTTGAATTATGTCCAGAGTGTGGATTATATAATGCGTTTCTAAAGTAAACATCATATCTTGTTGATGAACCTATAGTTGGTGTAAAATCTTTTCTAATTTTTAATGTAGTAATATTTGAAACAATACTTGTATCTGTATTATCAATTAAACCTATAATTTTTGAATATCTGAATACGCCATCAAATTGATTTAATGTGTTTGTATTATAGTTTGTTAATGTTGTAATAATATTTGATTTTAAAGTATCAGCAGTTTTTGAAGTTGTAGCTTGATTGTATTTAACATTTGAAGTTAAAAGAATTGTTGTAGTTTCTGGATCCACAATTTCTGGTCGTACTGATACTACATTGTAATTTTTTAATTGTGCTTTAATTGTTTCTTTTGTAGATGTAGATAATGTAGAACCTTCGATTGGTTTAATTGCAATCTTCACAACACCGTATTGTGGCGTTTCATCATCTTCACCACCCCATGCACTAACTGATTGTGCATTTGGATAAACCGACTTGACAATTGTTTCGTAATCTTTTGAAGTAACTGCTCTATCTTGAGCTGTATATTGTAAAGGTGCATTGTATCTAATTGATTCTTTTGTTTGTGGTTCCGAACCGTTAGCTGCATTTGAAGTTGTAGAAACTGTTACATCTGAAAAGCCATCAATGTCACCTGAAAGAACAAATGAACTTGCACCGTTGCCTTCAGTTTTATTTGTTACAATATATTCTAATATAATAATATTTCCGTCAACAGGTTTTTTGCCTAATTGGCCATCACCAAAATAAACTTCAAATCTGTTATCGTCACCCTCTTGTAAAAAATATGATTTAGTTGTAGGTGTTAAACCTGAATAACTATTTGCAACACTATAAACCTCTGTTGTTGTATCACTTGATGAAGTTTGTACTGAAACTTTTAAAGTTGATGTATCTGCATTAGCAGCTGGAATAATAAATTTTTGGTCAACATCATTTGTGTCAACTGTATATTTAAATGTAACTAAAGTTCCCTCATACACATTCACATTATCAAATTGATAGACGCCAGCGTTAGGTTGAATTGTGTATGATTGATTTGTTACAAACTGATAAGACTGTCCACCAATTGATGTTGTGTAAACTGTTCCCTTATCCATTGTTATTGATGTTGTTGTAGCAGAAACATTATTTACTTTTACGGATAAAACTGCGTTAGAAGCTCTACATGATGTTGGTGTGTAACCTAACATCTTGGCTAATGAAACAATATTTTTTCTAATGTCTGCTGAGTCTAGGTACATTTCGTTTGCTAACATATTAGCATTGAAACCTAGATAATGTGTATTGTAAGCTAGTGTGTCTAAAAGAATGGCAAAACCAGAACCTTCAAAATCGTAATCTTGGAACTCTGATTGACCTTGTAAAAAAGTTTTTAAATTTGCTTTGACATTATCAAAATCAAAATCTGATACTGTTAATTTATTGGACGCCATTTACTTACCTAATTCTTTGTAGTGTTGTTGTGACAGAAACAGGATTTGGTAAATTCAACACATAAAAATTTACTATTACATCTATTCCGTTTCTATCAGGTTGTTCATTTACACCTATTGATGAAACATTTGCTCTTGGCTCATAATTAGTTAATACTTCTTCAATCTTTCTTCTAATAAAAATACCTGTCATTGGTGTATAGTTTTCAAAAAGTAAATCTCTAACACCACAACCCATTTCTGGATGAAAAGGCCTTTCATAAAATTGTGTATTAATTAAATTTCTAACACTTCTTTTTACTGCGTCAACATCTTCAATTTTTACCACATCATTGGTAACAGGATGTCGTGTAAAATCCAAGTCAAGGTCTACATAAGTCCTGACCGACTTTTTACTTTTATTAGTGTTTGAAGCGTCATAGTTTGCCATATCGGTAATATTTATACAGGTTTTTTAAATTAACCTGAGAAAACATTAGGAGAACCGGCAGCTACGCTAGTACAACCCGATATTGCGTCACCAACTCTACCACAACCTTTGCCGTTTACAAATACTGTAGATGAACCTGAAGCTATAGGTGCTGAATGACTTGGACAAGGCACACCAGGTAATAAATGACCTGTATTGTTATCTCCTTGACGAGATATGCCAATACCATTTACAAATACATTTGATGAACCGGCCGCTCTTGTCATTCCTGAACAATGAGCCACATCTGCGTCACCTATTCTAGTTACCGCTGGCACGATTTAATAACTCCTGTAATTTAGATTGATATGTTGACATTTCTTCATGTTGTTCCTCTGTATGAGGCGGTTCTGGATATTCAGGTTCAAAAGATACTAACTGATTGAACGATAAAGGTATATCATCAAAGTTTGTAAACTTTAATATTCTTTTATCTTTAAGAATAGTAAACTTACCATACATCTATCTAGCCATTTTTTCTTTTAATGCTAATCTTCTTTTTTCTTGTAAAATTGATTGTCTTAATTTTCTGCCTATTGGTATAATAATTGAATGACACATCTCTTTACCTTTTTTACTGATATATTCCACACTAATCTCATTATCTTTAAAATCACCTTGTACGGCTCTAACAGCCTTTTTTAAACTGATTTCTTCTTTTTCTTTTTCAACGCCATCTGCGTTCCAAAACTTAAATAATCTCATTTTTGGCATAATTAACTTTCTATGTTATATTTTTCTTCTTCAACATACGAATCATGTCTGCAATTAGAACAACAGTTGATAACAACATCTTTTCCGTCGCCATCTTTGTAATCCTGGTAACAAGTTATGCCACAATGACACTCATGTCCGCAATTTGAACAATTTTTCATTATATTACTATTTATATTAAAATCCACAACTCATTTTCATAGCTCTTAATTCAGTTTCCGTCAAATTATTTTTATTTTCTAATGCTGATTCGCCGATTCGCTCTAAATCTGGCTTAATTTCGCAATTTTTAACAGTTTTTGAGCATCCGGACGCTAAAAAGAACGAAAGTAGAACAAAAAAAATTAAAAATCGTTGAAAAATAAGGGTTTTTTGCGCCATTTTTTTGAAAAAAAGTAAATTTTGTGCTTGACTTTAGTATTTATCTAGTATAGGATGTATCCATAATGAAAAACAAAGGAAAAACTATGAAAAACACTATATCAAGTTTGTTAATTATAACTGGTATCATAATGATGGCCGGTTCTGCTAATGATTGTGACGGAGATTGTATGGAAACTGCAAATTCTTTGTCTGAAATGATAATGTACGCTTTTCTAGGGCTAGTTGTGATGGCTTCTGGATTTGGTATTTTAGCAATTAAAAAATAATTTAAAAAAAGTGAAAAAAATGGTTGCCATTATCGAATCAATCTGTTATAATGGACACATAAAATAAGAAAGGACACTAAAACACTATGATTACTGTAAACAACTCTGCTAAGACACTAGACGAAGGAATTAAAAACTTAATGGCTGGTGCAAAACTAGACTATCAAAGATGGTCTGAAAAAGGCGATGGTATGTCGTCTTGGTCAAAAGAACAAATCGCAAATTGGGATTCTAAAACAAAAATCAAAGAAGGTAAAAAGTACATTAAAATTGTACAAGATACTGGCGTCTTTTGTTTTATCGTAAAAGAAGATTTTAAACATTTTAAAAAAGGTGATGTATTGAAAGCCGCTGGTTGGAATGCACCTGCTTTAAACTCTGCAAGAGGTAATGTTCTTGCTGGTAACTACCCTATTCAATGGACTGGTCCATTGTATTTGAAATAATAACTTGAAGGAGAACTATACTATGAAAAAACTACAATTAATCAAAGCTGGGATCCAGCAATTGTCATTAACTGAACTAAATGAACTTTCTAGTTTTATTAATGATGTAAAAGTTATGAATGCTAAAGCTTCATTGTCTGTGGGACAAAAAGTTTATGTTGTTCAAAAAACTAAAAAAACACCTGGTGTGATTACTAAAATCAATCAATCAAAATGTGTTGTCGATATGTTAGGTCGTAGCTATCGTGTTCCAATGTCAATGTTGGAGGCTGCCTAATGAATAGACGAAGAAAAGTTTTTGAGAGGGTTGTTAACCCTCTCATAGCAAA